TCCGCAAGGGCGGTCAGCTCGGCGTGCAGGGAGCGCGGGAGCCGGACGTTCAGCTTCCCGCTGGGCAGGGTGTTCATCGGTGTCTCCGATCGGGTTGGGGTGGTCATGCCTGGATGCCCTGGCGGCGCAGCAGCTCGGCTGCAACCTCGGGCGTGCAGTCGGCTGCGATCGAGCGCACGGTGTCGTTGAAGGCCGCGTCGGCGGTGTCACTGCCGAAGTCGGCCTCCACGTCGAGCATGGCCTGGGCCAGCGCATCGGCGGCCTGGGCGTAGGTCGTGAACCGGACGCCTTTGGGGTAGCTCATCGGTCTCTCCACGTCGGTAGGGAGCCGGGCCTCGGTGCCCGGCTCCCAGGCTTTGGTGTGGGCGTGCTACTCGGCGACGGCCGGCGTGGCAGCGGGCTTCGCCGTCGTCTTGCTGGCCGCGCGCTTAGCCGGCGCCTTCTTGGCGGCGGGCTTGCGGCCCGTGGCCTTCTTGGCGGCCGGCTTGGCGGCGGCCTTCGTGACCTTCGGCGTGATGCGGGCCGAGGTCTTGACCTGCTTGGCGGCCTCGGCCACCGACTTGACGGTCATGCGGCGCTCGGAGCCGTAGTCCAGGACGTGCAGGCGGAAGCCCTCGCCGCGCTTGAGGGCGTCGCAGTAGGCCAGCACCCGCGACCCGGCCGCGTCCTTCAGCACCAGCACGTGGCGGGTGCCGTTCTGCCGGGCCTCGACCGAGATCCCGGACAGCTCGGTGGCGTCGGCGACCTTCTGGGCGCGGGCCTCGGCGGTCTCGATCGGCGCGGCCGGCGCGGCCGGCGCCTTCTTAGCGGGGGCCTTCTTCGGCGCAGGCTTCGCGGCCTCCTTGCGGCGGTTCGAGGCCTGCCGGGTCTTGACGGCGGCCGGCGTGTCCTCAGCGGGCACGGCCTCGGCCAGCGTCTCGGCGATGGCCTGCGTGTCGGTGGTGGTCGTCTCGGTCATGGTGTCCTCCTCGGACGTGGTGGTGGTGGCCGGCGCGGTGAGGTTGCGCTCGGCCAGGTAGGCCGCCAGGTCGGCGGCAGTAGCGCCCTGCATGTCCTCCCAGGTCTGCCAGACGTTCTGGCGACCGACCCGGGCGCCGCGCTCGCGGCTGCCGTCCTCGGACTCCTGCGCGTCGCAGGCGATGGCCCCGAGGGCTTCGAGCTTGCGCAGCGTGCGGTAGGCGGCGTCGCGCTTGACGTTCAGCTCGTCGGCGACCTCCTCGGTGGTGAGCGCGAAGCCCTGGGCGACGGCATCCAGAGCGGCGTACTCGCGGGCGTTGATGGCGGTCGTGGTCACGGTGGTCTCCTCGGTGGTGGCGATCGTGGGCATGACGAACGTGCTGCTGGCGAAGCGCTTGGCAGCAGCCAGGGCCTCGTCGAGCTGGTCCTGCGTGGCGTCGTGCATCGAGAGGTTCAGCAGCTCGGCGCCCTCGGGTGTGATCAGGTAGTCGTCCACCCGCATGTCCTCGACGGCCATATCGAGGTCGATGTAGGCGCGCTCGGTCTTCTCGCCCCAGTTGCCGCCCGGCAGGCCGGTGTAGACGACGGCCCGTCCGGCCTGCACGGCGTCGTAGCGGGCGGCCGGGGTGGCCTGGCGGTCACGCGCGATGGCGAGGCAGGCGGCGTAGTGGCGCTTGGCGGTGTTGGCGTTCATGTCGGTCTCCGTTCTCGTGATGGGTCGGTGCTGTGTCGTGCGAATGGGCCGGGCTGGACTCGAACCAGCCGTCGTGCTCCGATCGGCCCCCGCTCCTCCACCGGAGCGGTCATGCGGTGGCCTCCTCGCGCGGTCCGTGGGCGTTGCGATCGGGGTCTTGTCACTTGCCGGGCTCCCGCCCGACCGATCCCGTCTACATGAGGGTTGTTGCTGGGTTGCTCCCGCCGTGTCGTGGCGCGGGCCCTGCGGCCGGGGGCGGTATGTGGCTCCCGGTGGTGGGATGAGCTTCCGTTCCTCACCCCCCACACCGCATAGTACCACGACTGGTACCACCTGTGGGGTCGGAACGCCCACTTCCTCGGACACGCGCTGGCCCCTGCGCGTGGGCTCGCCCAACCGCGCGGCGGCGCTTGGTGTACCCTCCTCGGCTGTTGGCCCCGGACTCGACGGGGACACACCCACCGCAGGCTCAGCGCGAGGCCCAGAGGTCGTGCAGAGCACCCAGCCCGACGAACGTCTCTAGCCGGTAGCCGGCGAGCCCCCGCTGTCTGCGGGGAGCCTGGCTGCCCGAGCTTCGCTGTGCGCGGCGGGCGCTGCGCTGCCCATGCGCCGCAGCGCGGTGGCCGCTACGGCCGGCCCTGGCGTCGGGCTCGCGACCGCTACCTACGCCAGCACCCGCACTGCGAGCGCTGCGGGGGTGGGGTGTCCGAAGTGGTGCACCACCGCGACGGCCTGGCCGACGCTGGGCTCGGGCACGTCCCGGCCAACCTCGAAGCTCTCTGCCGGCCCTGCCACGAGGCCGACCCGAGCACGCACCGCCCCCGGTGGCTGGCGCGCCAGCTCGCGGACCTGGCCCGGCAGTCGGCGAGCGCGGGCGACCCGGCCGCCACCATCCCTCGGCCGCTCTCTCCTACTCCCGCGGCTCGACGGTCGGGCACCCGCGCTCGTCGCCTGAGTGCGCCCGGTGGGGTGGGGGGCGATCCCCGCGGCGTCGCCGCGCGGACAGTGTCCCAGCCCGTCGGGAAAAAAAGTCGGCGGACGTCCGGGAGCCGGTGACGATGGCCACTTTGCCCGTCGTGCACGCCGTCGAGGTCGCCCAGCTCGCCGACCTCCGGCCGCACCCGGCCAACTACCGCGAGCACACCGAGGGCCAGATCGGCCACCTCGTCCAGTCGCTGCGCGAGCACGGCTTCTACCGCAACGTCATCGTCGCCTCCGACGGGGTGATCCTGGCCGGTCACGGCGTGGTCGATGCGGCCCGGGCGGCGGGCATGACCGAGATCCCGGTCGTCCGCCTCAGCGTCGCCAGCGACGACCCGAAGGCGCTCAAGGTGCTCACCGGCGACAACGAGATCGCCCGCCTCGCCGCCATCGACGACCGCGTGCTGGCCGACCTGCTGCGCGAGATCCGCGACCAGGACGAGGACGGCCTGCTGGGCACGGGCTACGACGACGAGATGCTGGCGAACCTGGTCTTCGTCACCCGGCCGGAGTCGGAGATCGGCGACCGTAACGACGCCGCGGCCTGGGTCGGGCTGCCGATCTACGACGGCGTGGAGCGTCCGTTCCGGATGGTCATCAGCTTCGAGACCGAGGACGACCGCAACCGCCTCATGGAGCTGATCGGGGCCGAGAAGCCGCGCCATTCGACACGCGGCGTGTGGTCGGTCTGGTGGCCGCCGCGCGACCGCGAGGACCTGGCCGCCCTGCGCTTCAGCGAGGGCCAGGCGGCCGAGGACGGAGCTGCGGCATGAGCCCACTGCTGCCGCGCTACCCGGTCTACGTCATCTCGAAGGGGCGGGCCACGTCGTGCCTGACGAGCCGGTTCCTGCGCCGCGACGGCGTGCCGCACCGGGTGGTCATCGAGCCGCAGGAGCACGATGCCTACGCCCCGGAGGTCGGCGCCGAGCGGCTGCTGGTGCTGCCGTTCTCCAACCTCGGCCAGGGCTCCATCCCGGCGCGCAACTTCGTCTGGGAGCACGCCATCAAGACCGGCGCCGAGCGCCACTGGATCTTCGACGACAACATCGCCGAGATCCGCCGCCACTACCACGGCTGCCGCATCCCCTGCGACGCCGGGCCGGCGCTCAGGTGCGTCGAGGACTTCACCGACCGCTACGAGAACCTGGCGATCTCGGGGCTCAACTACTGCATGTTCGGCGTGCCCGGCCTGCCGCCGGTGGTGCGCAACGTGCACGTCTACTCGTGCTTCTGCATCCAGAACGACCTGCCGCAGCGCTGGCGCGGTCGCTACAACGAGGACACCGACCTGTGCCTGCAGGTCCTGGCCGCCGGCCTGTGCACGGCCCTGATCGACGTCTTCGAGATCGTCAAGAAGGCGTCGATGACCATGCGCGGCGGCAACACCGACGTGCTGTATGCCGGCGACGGCCGGCTGCGGATGGCCCGGGACCTGGAACGGGCCTGGCCCGGCGTGGCCTCGGTCGATCGCCGCTACGGCCGCCCGCAGCACGTCATCCGGGCCAACTGGCGCAAGTTCGACACGCCGCTCAAGCTGAAGCCCGGCATCGACCTCGCCGCACTCGCGCCGAACGAGTACGGCCTCCGGCTGGTCGAGACCCGCCCGCTTCGCTCCGCGCGGCTGGGCCAGGTGCGCGAGCGCTACCAGGAGCTGGTCGGCGAGGGAGCCCATGCCTCGGTGTGACGCCACGACCGAGGCCGGCACGCCCTGCCGGGCCTACGCCAAGCACGGCGAGACCAAGTGCACCGCGCACCTCGGCCTGGTCGGCCGCGAGGTCACGCTCACCGCCGAGATGACCGACCAGCTCGTGGCCATGCTGCGGGCCGGCAACTACATCAACGTCGCCTGCAAGGCCGCCGGCCTGCCGCGCCGCACGTACACCGAGTGGATGCGCCGGGGGCGCAGCGGCGCTCCCGCCGACGCCCTGTACCGCTCGTTCCGCAAGGAGGTCGAGCAGGCCCGGGCGATGGGCGAGGTGCGCCACGTCGCGGCCATCGCCTCGGCGGCGCGCAAGTCCTGGCAGGCCGCCGCCTGGCTGCTGGAACGCCAGTACCCCGACCGCTGGGGCCGGACGCCGATGCGTATCCGGGAGTCCCTGCCGCCTGAGCTGCCTGCCACCGTCGAGCCCGAGCCGACCGCGCCCGACCCGTTCGCGGAGATCGACGAGCTGGCCGAGCGGCGCCGGAGGGGCGCATGAGCGGCGAGCTGGACGTCTTCGAGCGCTTCTGCGCCCGGCTGGTGCTTGAGCAGGGCTCGACCATGCGCCTGGAACCGTTCCAGCGCGCGATGCTGGCCGACTACTTCGGCGGCACGGTCGAGACGCTGGTGGTGCTGCCGAAGAAGAACGGCAAGTCCACGCTGCTGGCCGCGCTCGGGCTGTTCCACCTGCTGGTCACGGAGGACGCCGAGGGCGTCATCGCCGCCGCCAGCCGCGACCAGGCGACCATCCTGTATGACCAGGCGGTCGGCTTCGTCAAGCGCTCGCCGGGCCTGGCCGAGCGCGTCCTGATCAAGCGCGGCTACCGGGAGCTGCGCTCGGCGCGCGACGACGGGCGGCTGCGTGTGCTCGCTGCCGACGCGGACACCGCCGACGGGGTGATCCCGACCCTGGCGCTCGTTGACGAGCTGCACCGCCAGCGCAGCGCCGGCCTCTACGGCGTCTTCCGGGACGGCCTGGGACCGAGGCGCGGGCAGCTCATTGCCATCAGCACGGCCGGCGACGCCGAGACCAGTCCGCTCGGCCAGATGCGGGCCGCAGCCCGCAAGCTGCGCGCGATCAAGCGCGACGGGCGGCACCTGCGCTGCGCCTCGGCGGACGAGATGTACGTCATGCACGAATGGGCGCTTGAGCCCGAGGACGACCGCCACGACATGGCGGTGGTCAAGCTGGCCAACCCGGCGAGCTGGCAGACCGAGGAAGCGCTGGCGCTGCGGCACGACTCGCCGTCCACCTTCCCGTCGCAGTGGGCGCGGTTCGCCTGCGGGCTCTGGCTGGCCGGTGACGGCTGGTGGATCCCGGCCGAGGCCTGGGCCGCCTGCGACGTGTCGGAAACCGCCGCGCCTCTGCAGGACGGAGAGGCCATCGCGCTCGGCTTCGACGGTGCCCGCACGGCAGACGCGACCGCGCTCGTGGCCTGCCGGATGGACGACGGCCTGCTCGTCCCCCTGCGCATCTGGGAGCGCCCCGAGCAGGTGGCCGAGTGGGAGGTGCGCAGCGACGAGGTGGACGCGGCCGTGGCCTCGATCATGGAGCGCTTCCGCGTCGTCCGGGCCTACTTCGACCCGCCCAAGTGGTACTCGGAGATCGACGGCTGGGCGCGGGAGTACGGCGACGTGGTGGTGCGCTACCACACCAACCGCAGCCGGATGATGGCCGCCGTCGAGCGCTTCCGCACCGACGTGATGGCCCGGACGCTAGCTCACGCCGGAGACCCCGACCTCACCGCGCATGTGCTCAACGCCCAGGTGCGTGAGGCCCGGGGCGGCTACTGGCTTGAGAAGGAGCGCAAGAGCAGCGCCAACAAGATCGACGCCGCCATCGCAGCGGTGCTGGCCTACGAGGCTCGCTGCGACGCGCTGAGCGCCGGGCCGACCGAGCGGCGTCGGAGCGCCGCCTTCCTGTGAGCACGCCCGAGCAGACCGCGTTCCCGCGCCTGGCCGACCGCACCGCGCTCGACTGGCGCGCGCTGCTGTTGACCCAGCTCCACGAGCAGCGCCAGCAGGCGGCGGTGTACGAGGCCTACTACGACGGCAACCACCCGCTGCAGTTCGCCACCGCGAAGTGGCGCGAGGCCTTCGGCAACCTGTTCGGGGCCTTCGCCGACAACTGGTGCCAGATCATCGTGGACTCGTCGGTCGAGCGCCTGGACGTGGTGGGCTTCCAGATCGACGGCAAGCCGTCGCCCGCCGCCTGGGCCGTGTGGCAGCGCAACGGCCTCGACGTGGAGTCGGTCATCGCCCACACTGAGGCCGGCAAGTCGGGCCGCGCCTTCCTGCTAGTCGATCCGCGCGACGGCGACCCGCTGATCACCGTCGAGCACAGCTCGCAGGTGGTCGTCGTGACCAACCCGGCCAACCGCCGCGACCGCCTGGCCGCGCTCAAGCAGTGGCTGGGCGACGACGGCTACCAGTACGTCACGCTGTACCTGCCCGAGGTCGTGCTGCGCTACCAGTCGAGCGAGCCGGCCCGGCCCGGGGAGGGCAGCGGCGAGATCGAGTGGGAGCCGCGTACCGACGAGGCCGCCGAGGTGGTCAACACGCTCGGCGTGGTCCCGGTCATCCCGATGGAGAACAAGCCCGGGCTGCTGGGCCAGGCGCACTCCGACCTCGAGCCGGCGCTCTCGCTTCAGGACGCCATCAACAAGCTGTCCAGCGACCTGCTGGTGGCCTCGGAGTACGGGGCCTTCCCGCAGCGCGTGGTGACCGGCTGGGAGAGCCCGCGCGATCCCGACACCGGCAAGCCGCTGTTCGGCAGCCAGGAGCGCCGGCAGTGGCTCGAAGCCGCGCTGTCGCGGGTCTGGACGTTCGGCGATCCCGACGTCAAGGCCACCAGCCTGCCGGCGACCGATCTCGACAACTTCGTCAAGGCCACCGACCAGTTCGTGCAGCACCTGGCGGCCCAGACCAAGACCCCGCCCCACTACTTGCTCGGCCAGGTCGTGAACGCCTCGGGAGACGC